CATGACAATAAATTGATTACCGATCAAGTTTATGATAAAATGATTAAAAAATATGGTGATAGGGTAAGATTTGTGGATAAGAAAGAGAATATTACTGAACCTATTTGTATGGTGACTTTATGATTGGGTATGATAGATTGGGAACTAATGGACGTTTGGGAAATCAAATGTTCCAGTATGCATCTCTTAGGGGAATTGCTGCCAATAATAATTTGGAGTTTTGTATTCCTTCAGAAGATACTCCAACTCTTGCTAGTTATGGATTATTTGAGTGCTTTAAACTTCCTAATGTAAAACATACTGGTTTGGTGGGGGAATTGGCTAAAGGATTTTCTGTTTCTCCTATAAGTATTGATGAACCTGGGTTTGAGTTTGATGAGGAGTTGTTTAATAATTGTCCTGATAATGTAAACATTGATGGGTATCGTCAGACAGAGAAATACTTTAAGCATATCGAAGATTCTATTCGTGAGGACTATCAATTCAAGGATGAGATTTACCAACCATGTAAAGAATACATGGATCAGTTTAATGGAGAGATTGCTTTCCTTCATTTGCGGAGAGGAGACAATGTAGGTCGTTCTCATCTGTATCCTATTCCTACAGTAGACCATTATGAATATCTTTTAGAGAAGTATTTTCCAGATCAACCTATCTTAATTTGTTCTGATGATTTGGAGTGGGTAAAGAACCAACCATTGTTTTGTGATGATAGGTTCCATCTATCAGAGACAAGGGTATATTATCCAGATCAAGTTCTTAATGGAGCTGGTCAAATGGAAACATCTTTGGTTCCATACTATGATTTGTGTATGATGACTCTATGTAATGGTGGTATCATTGCTAATAGTTCTTTGTCTTGGTGGGGTGCATGGTTGCAGAAGGATAGAACTAATCCTGTAGTCGCACAGGACCCGTGGTTTGGCCAACAACTCGATTCAAATAATACATCAGATCTTGTTCCAGACTCATGGATAATTGAAAAAATTCCTGAGGAGAAGATTCAATGATAGGATTCAATGCTCTGGGTAGAATGGGAAGATTGTGTAATCAGATGTTTCAGTATGCCTCATTGAAAGGTATTGCTAGGAATGTTGGTGTAGATATTATTATTCCATACCATGAGAATGCAGTAGATGATGGAATAGGTAATATGTTGAGGACTGAATTGTTTGATTCTTTTGATCTTAATGTTAGGACAGGATTTTTAGATAATGTTCCTACGGTACACGAAAGGTTCTTTCATTTTGATGAAGAACTCTTTAATAGTTGTACTGATAATGTAAATCTACAGGGATTTTTTCAGACAGAAAAGTATTTTAAGCATATTGAGGATGAAATTCGAGATGATTTTTCATTTCACTCAGATATTTCTGTTCCTTGTAAAGAGATGGTTGAGGATGTAGAAAGTCCTATAGCACTTCATGTTCGTCGTACTGACTATGTAAGGAATGATTGTAATCATAATGTTCTTTCTTTAGAATATTATGATGAAGCATTAAAACATTTTGATGATGATCGTAATGTAATTGTATTTTCTGATGAACCTGCTTGGTGTAAGCAACAGGATTTGTTTTCTAATGATAGGTTTATTGTTTCTGAATCTGATGATAATAGAGTTGATTTGTGTTTGATGGCTTTGTGTGATGATTATATTATTGCCAATTCATCCTACTCTTGGTGGGGTGCATGGCTAAGTAAAAATCCAGATCCAAAAGTGATAGTGCCAGAGAATTGGTTTGGTTCAGAAGGATATACAAAGAATCATAATACCCAAGACATTATTCCAGATCGTTGGATTAAGATTTAATGCCTGAAGTTTCTATTGCTATTCCTACTTATGAGATGAAGGGTGCTGGTGCATCTTATCTTGGGGAATTGTTTGAGACAATTTTAATGCAGGACTTTTCTGATTTTGAGGTATGTGTATCTGACCATTCTCAAGATGAAGAGGTTCTTGATCTGTGTGGTGAATATGCAAATCATTTTACCATTCAATACTATAAGAATGAAGAGGATCGTGGTAATGGTCCTGCCAATACAAACTCTGCTATTGAGATGTGTAGTGGTAGAATTACTAAGTTAATCTTTCAAGATGATCTATTCATAGATAAGTCTGCTCTTTCACTTATTAAATCTGAGTTTGATAGTAGTGAATGTAATTGGTGTTTTAATGGCTTTGGACATACTACAGATGGTGTTTCTCACTTCAGAAAAAAGATTCCTGAGTGGACAGATATGGTTTTGGAGGGAAGAAATCTTTTAGGAAGTCCCTCATGTGTTTCTTTTTTAACTGATAAGTTTGTTGGATTTGATGAGGAGTTAGTGCTCTTGATGGATACTGACTTTTATCATAGAATGCGGTATAATTACGGTATGCCATCCATTATTAGTCATTATCTAATTTCTAATAGAGAGCATGATAATAGAATCAGTTCTTCGGGGATTCAATATAATGGAAAGATTGATCACCCAAGTGGTGGATGGATGGTGAATGTTGAAGAACTAGAATATGTAATTGAAAAAAACAAAGACACAAGAGATTATCCAGATGAAAATTGATTTATCAGACGCCACTTTTATAGTTCCTATTCGTATAGAATCGGATGATAGGTTGAGGAATGTAATTACTTCAACTTGTTTTTTGCTATCGAATTTTAATACTAATATTATTATTAAAGAAGTAGATTCTTCTTCTGTATTTGTGGAGAGAGCTCTTTCACAGATTGAAGAATTTTGTGAGGATGTTTCTGGGCTGAGACATATCTTTGAGAAATCTACCTCATCTTCCTTTCATCGTCAGAGAGTTCTGAATGATATGATTATGGAATCAACTACTAAAGTAGTTGTTAATTATGATTGTGATGTTATTCTTCCCTTATCATCTTATCAAAATGCATATTCTCAAATTTTAAATGATGAATCTGATGTTGTTTATCCATATGGTGATGGCGACTATCAGATTCGGGTGTTTGCTGATGATGATACTGTCACACAGTTTCTTGTAAATGATTTTGAATTTAAATATCTTCTTGAGAAAGGTAAAGTATATGATGCCAAGTGTGGTTTCTGTCAATTCTTTAATAGGGATGTTTATATTCAGGGAGGAATGGAGAATGAAAATTTTGTAGCCTATGCACCCGAAGATGTTGAAAGATTTTACAGATTTAATACATTAGGATATAGAGTGAGTAGAATAGATGATAAAGTTTATCACCTTGAACATATGAGAACTCCTAATTCTTGGTTGAGTAATCCTCATACTCCATCCAATAGAACTGAGTGGGAAAAGGTTCAGACTATGAACGCTGAGGTTTTGAAAGAGTACATTTTAACTCAAGAATATTATAGGAAAAGAATATGATAGATAGAGATAGAAATAAATCCACATACAAGATCAAGAATCTTGGGCCCATTTATTATCTTAATCTCGATGGTCATCCAGAGAGACGAGAGTTTATGGAAGATCAGTTTGAGTATTGGGAGATAGAAAACTATGAAAGGATCTCTGCCTATGATGGTAGGGATGATGATTTGGGACACATTCTTAAGGGAAGATATCCTGATCTAATGTCTTCTGGTGAGATTGGATGTACTACTTCTCATTTAAAAGCTATTAAAAAGTTTTATGAGGAGACTGATGATCCATATGCAATCATTATGGAAGATGATTGTAGTTTGGAATTGGTAAGGTTCTGGAATTTTACTTGGCAAGATTTTTATTCAAAGATTCCTTATGATTGGGATGTAGTTCAGATAGCTATTATTTGTACCGGAGACATTCATGTGAGACTTCATAAGAGGTTTGTAAATGATTTTTCAACTGCATGTTATTTGATTACAAGACATCATGCTGAGAAGTTGATTAGATTGCATTGTCGTCCTCATGACAAATATAAAATTGATCAGGGTGTTAAACCTAGAGCAGTTGCTGATGATTTGATTTATAATTCTGGTAATACTTATTCTATTCCTCTCCTTTTATATAATATATCTTTGGGATCGGATATTCATCCAGAGCATGTTGATGCTTTCCATAAAGGAAATTATGAATCTCAATTTAATTATTGGAGTCAACAAAGTGCTAGTATGTCTCTTGATGTGATGATGGATTATAATCCTTATTTGGGTAGGACGGTAGAAAATTCTGCCCAAATTGCTGCACAAGCAGAGATAGAGAAGAAACAGGAGATGGAAAATCAAAAAAGGTTGACGGAGATGTCTCAACAAGGAGAGAAGCCATCTACAAGTTCCCTGGGACCAGATGAACCTAATCTTATGGGAACAGAAATTTTTGATGCTTATCATCCCCCACATTCAGAAGGAAATCCTTGACAAATCCTTGAAAATGAGTTACTATAAATAGATCATCGTAGTGACCCCTCGAAAGATCGTCCGGGTCTGAGTTTAATTTCAACTACATGTCGTATAAATGGTCCCACGTCGAGGGACTTATCATCCGCAATAGGAATATTGCGAGACACTTAGGAAAACAAAAATGTTTAAACCCGTAATCGCAGCTCTTGCAGCTGCACCGCTATTCGCAGGCGCTGCTTTCGCAGGTCCCTACGTTAATGTAGAAGCCAATGCTTCTTATCCAGACGGCGAGTATACAACTGCTACGACAGATCTTCATATTGGATATGAAGGCTCTACTGGTGACCTTGCATACTATGCACAGGTTGGCCCTGGATTCGTTCATAGCGACGCCGCTGATGACACCGAGACTGAAATCTCTGGTAAAGTTGGTGTTTCTGTTGCTGCTAATGATCAACTTGGATTCTATGGCGAAATCTCCGGCATCACTGGTGAAGACTCCGATGATGATGACATCATCAACTGGGGCGCTAAGCTGGGTGCCAAGTACACCTTCTGATATTAAATCAGAAAAGGATCTAATGGGGACTCTTTACGAGTCCCTTTTTTTGTGATATAATATAGTGCCAGAGAAATACTGGCTGCGGTAATCCCCTTTGGTAGGTTTAGGATTAGCGGCGATAGGAACCTACCACATTTATATTTTGATCTAAGCTACATGAAAAGGCTTATCGCGTTCATAGCATTAGCATCTACTTTAGTAGGATGTGGGGGTGGTACTTCAGAGGTATCATTATCAGGTTCTGGAGCTACATTTCCATCAACCTTTTACATGCGTCTTTTTAGTGATTATTCTAAAAAGACTGAAGGAGTTCGAGTAAATTATCAGGCAACCGGTAGTGGTGCAGGAATCCGTCAATATTGGGCTCGGACTATTGATTTTGCTGCATCAGACGATTCTGTTAAAGATTCAAAAATATATGGACCACTTGTTCAAATTCCAATGACAGGTGGTGCTATTGTTCCTGCATATAATAAACCAGGATGTGATCTGAAATTAACTCAGACACAACTGGTTCGTATATTTAATGGTTCTATTTCTGATTGGAAGGATTTGGGATGTGAAGAAGGTAAGATTACTGTAGTATTCAGGTCAGATGGATCTGGAACTACTGCAGGGTTTACTAAATCACTTCAGGCATTCTCTCCTGAATGGACTATTGGTGGTGATAAATCAGTTGCATGGCAAACTGGTGTAGGTTCTAAAGGTAATTCTGGCGTTGCTAGTCTTATTAAGCAAACTCCTGGTACTATTGGATATCTTAATTATAGTTATGTAAAACAAAGTAATTTTCAACAACCTTTATTGGAGAATAAGGCTGGCAATTATGTTAAAGCAGATGCGGTAACATCTTCTTTTGGATTGGAACAGATTGAATTGGATGATGAACTTCGGGGGTCTAATCCTAATCCTGATGGTGAGAATTCTTATCCTATTGTTTCACTTTCATGGATCCTTGCACATCCAGAGCATCCTAAAAATGATGATATGAAGGATTTGTTTAGGTATATGTTGAGTGTTGATGCTCAAACAAAGGCAGATGACCTGGGATATGTCCCTCTACCTGACAATTTACGATTTCAATCTCTTGAAGCTGTTGAAACACTTAAGTAAATCTTATGGGGGGTATTAATTCCCCTTTTTTCTGTGAGTATATGAGTATAAATACCTTGTAAAGAATTGTTATTTGATATATAATTGTGTAGCGTTTCTTTACACTAAATAAGAAAAATGACTCAATCTTCTGTAGTAGTTACAACCGAAGATGGCGGCCGCCAAAACATGTTCGCCAAAGAGCCACAAATGGAAGTTGTGGACATAGATCCATACAAAGAATCAGAATTACTTAATGGTCGTCTAGCAATGATTGGTTTTGTTGCTGGTATGGGTGCTTATATCACAACCGGTCAAGTTCTCCCAGGAATCTTTTAGATGTCAGATCTCCAGATAGCTTTGTTATTTCCTTATTTTCCTTTTTTAGGTCTACTTATTACATTCGCATTTGTAGAATTAATTGATGGTAATAATGATGATGATGACGATCAAAGTGGGGGTAAAGGTATCCGAGTAATGGAACCTGATTACTCCCGGGCTGGTGCATAATGGATTGGGATCATTGTTATTGGAGATGGGCTGAGAAATGGAATGGACGAGGTGCTATGTTGGGATGCATAGGTATAGCAATCTATCTTTTAATTAAATGATTCTATCAATAGGAATCATCTAAATAAAAAGCAGCTGCTATAAATGGATGCCAGAAGAATTAAAAAACGAAGTTAAAGCAGATAATGTAGATCCAAAGGGTGAGAAGAAAAAAGGAGCTCTTGGTAAGTTAAAGGATAAAATTCTTCCTGATTCGTCAGAACAAGCAGCGATCATTTCAACAATGGTCCGACTTGGCGTTCTTGTGTGGTCTGGGGGAATTTTGACATTAAATTATGTCACAGTACCTGGTATTCCACAACAGAAAATAGATCCGACTTTCATAGCTTCAGTTTTTACTGGAGTTTTAGCTAGCTTTGGCATTCAGACAGCTTCTAAGAAAGGTGATGGTACTATGAAGATGAATGGCGGACCAAATGGTGCTGTTACTAAGGCTGATATGGAGAAAATGTTAGCCAGTTCTGCTAATTCTGGTCCTGTTCAAACCATTAGAATTGAACAAGCTCCTTTGAAGATTACAACCGCTTCAGATGAACCCCCCGTAAACCCAACTGTGTAGAAACATGAACAAAGTAAAAGGTGCCTTTGATAAGGTAGTGGAATGGGATAGAAATTTAGCAAAGAAAGTTCAGGATAAGTTTAACTTGACTGATTATCAAATGCTATGTGTTTCTTTTGCCAAAGGATTTGTTATTGGTGCTATTTTGTTATGATGCAGTTGATTCTTTTGTGTATTACCATTTTTGGGGTAAGTTATTTGTTGAATCTTAAATTCTCTATAAATGGAAAATAATTTAGAAGCGCAACCAGATGAGTGGTTTATAAATTCTATACCACCAAATCCTTTAGATCAAATGCCCATTGCTACAAACAAATATCATCCTGATGAGGATTATGCACCCTCAGAATATGAATCTCCATATGTAGAGAGTGATTGGTTTATTGAAAATCCTGTTGTTAAAAAGGATTATGAAGGTCCTTTGTATGCTAGGCATCCTGACTTAGTAGAAGAAGAATCTATGCATGAGAAGATGTATCGGATGTCTCTACAAAACCATAATCCTTGGACTGGCGGATCAGAGAATTTTCAAGGTGGTTCTGAAAATATAATATGATTGATACCTCACCAAGTTCCATAAGGATATTTCTTGTTATGATAATGGGAACTTTTTGGTTTTGGTTATTGATTGATACTATGATGAGAGGCTATGAAGAAGACTAATACTTTTATAATGAAGAAGTTTATCCTTCCTTCTTTGGTATCGGTGATGTTGCTGGTTCCACAACCATCTTTCGCTTCATCTAGACGATATTCATTTAACGAACTGTGGCATTATACTATTGCACCAGGATTGTATTCAATCGGACTCGTTACAGTTATGATAACAGCAATGCATCTCACACTACCCACACGATATAGAGGTGAAGGAAATAGACGCCAATACCCATAGGTATGGAAACACACACATTAGTAGGACAAAATACCTAAAATGTGATAAGATTTAGATAAATATTTGAAATTCAGGCTACGAAAATGAGTCACTATACCGTCAGCTATTTGGATGAGTCCAGGCAACATAAAGAGATCTGTGCATATGCTCAAGACTCTTGGGACGCTAGAAATGTTGCAGTAAATGACGTACCATATCTCCAGCAACATCCCAGTTCAATAGATTGTATTCTAGTTGAAGGTGGTGTGTTTTCTGCTGTAAGATGATATTACAATTCGCACACTTTATTAGTGCCCATGTAATGTTTCTCCAAGCAGGAAGCGTACTTATGCTGGCACCTCTACTTTTTTTCTGTCAAGATTCTCTATACAACACACATCGATATCGGGGACATTAAAATGAATACTTTTAATCTTATTTACGGCATTTCCTATATGGGATTTGTAGTACTTACCTTCGCAACAGGTATTGGATACTATATACTTAAGACAGGATATGTTGAGATGAATGATGGACGAGATGACATTGGATACGAAGCAGGAGATACGTATAGTAGTCCTGCAGAACAAAGTTGACAGATTAGAAGAGAAGCAAGAAGAGCTTCGTGAGAGACTTAAAGTA